TTCGGTCAGGGATTCGGTCATGGATTCGGTCGAGGATTCGGGATGGGATTCGGTCGAGGCTTCGGTCAAGGCTTCGGTCTGGGCTTCGGTCAGGGATTCGGTCATGGATTCGGTCGAGGATTCGGGATGGGATTCGGTCAGGGATTCGGTCTGGGATTCGGTCGGGGATTCGGTCATGGATTCGGTTGGGGATTCGGTATGGGATTCGGTCAGGGCTTCGGTCTGGGCTTCGGTCAAGGATTCGGTCAAGGCTTCGGTCTGGGCTTCGGTCGGGGATTCGGTCAAGGCTTCGGTCTGGGATTCGGTCTGGGATTCGGTCTGGGCTTCGGTCAATGAATATTCATCTTATATTGATTTATCGAATTATGGATGGGTCTCATTTTATGACTTTTTCGAAAAGATAAATCTGTTGGATAATTTCAATTTCAAGCAATATAAAAAGCTTATCAGATCTAATGTTTTCAATGCTTATGAATATGAAAATTACGTATTCGCAATTCAGCCTCCAGTGTATATAGAGACTAATTTAGCCGGAAGGCTTCATTCCACAACACAGGCTGCCGTCCAGTTCAGGGATGGATCGGAATATTATTTCATCAACGGCCGTTCTATTCCGGCATGGATTGTCAATGACAAAAGTTCCATCACGAAAGAGCGGTTTATGAAGGAAACGGATGCCGATATTAAAGGAGCTATTTATGAATCCATTGGACAGCAAGGTATGCTGGATCTACTCGGAGCGAAAGTAGTTGATCGGCGGGAAATCGTCCATGCTAACGGAGATAGGGAGGTTGTCGAACTTCTTAAAACGGATGATTTGTTTAAAGAAATCGATAACCAGCCTTTCGCATGGGTCTCGATGTGCTGTCCGAGTACGGGCACTCATTATCTGCAAGGTGTAGAACCGCACCATACGAACGCGATAGAAGCCATTGCATCCCTTTCGCCATTTAACGCTAAAGATTATTCATTCAATTTCAGAGCATAAATTATGGAAAACATCAGATTTCATCAGGGCGATGTGATCGGGGCTTCGATAGATGCGATCCCGGCATCCGCAATCATGGTTAAAAACCGTCCTTTAGCAATCAGCGACCGCACGAAGCATGCGCACGTGTTGACCGGTAATGTAGAACGTTACGAGGTTGACAAAAGGGTCATTTATAAAGTCAACGAGGAATCGATACTTCAGCATGTATCATTGTTGTCTATGGACGATGAGTCTTATCGGTCGCCGATAGATCGGAAATGGGAAGATCATAAGCCGATCAGATTGTCCCCTGGCATATACGAGTTCTGGATACAGCAGACATACAATCCTTACACTCGATTGATGGAGGATGTGAAGGATTAACAAATAAAAAGCGGGTGGCGAAATTGGTAGACGCACATAAACAGGTGGGCTGATAGTGGTCGGGGCAACACAGTTGCCGGAGGACGCTCCTCGGAAAGCAGCCGTGCGGGTTCGAATCCCGCCCCGCTGACAAAGAAGATGAAAGGCTTCGGATATTCGAGTTTTAACGAAATATTTTTTTTGAAACCATACAGTATAGGCAGTCACCGAAGACGTTCGGATAAGTGACAAGCAATGATGCGGGGAGTGCGCCCTTGAGTATGTACAACAAAACAGGGCCAACACAAACAAAGCTGACAGATACCTTTTCTCGCAGGTAAGTTTCAAAGCTGTCGCCGGGGCAGAATCGGCCCTATACGCAAAAGCAATGGCATAAGCGAGTAAGATGCCGATAAAATGATTAAAAATTATGGGACTAAATGAAGGAAGCAATGCAACGTACATTGGAATCAGCGAAGGAAAAATTTCGCTGCGAGTAAAAGAGGGCACGCCGGGGGCGGTTCAGGTCGTAGGCAAAGAGAGTGGGAAGATCAGTTGGGTTAAGTATTACCGATCCGTTACGGGATACCTTACCGGTCTGGTCAATAAGCAGGATAAGTTCAACGACAAAATGTACAACTGGCACCTGACAATCGTAGATGGTAACGATACTTATATCATGCAGGTCAGAGAGCAAAGCGGTTATGGACGTTCGCTGATGAAGTCGCTACCGAATGTGGATTTTAATCAAAAGATCACTTTTTCGCCCTATCTGAAGGTCGTGGAAGATAAAAAGCGAGGAACGCTTTACCTCCAGCAGCGCGGAGAGAATGTGGATTGGTATTTCACACGAGAAAATCCGCACGGACTTCCTGAATTGGAGGAACGGATTGACGGTCGGGGAAATATCACCTATGACGATTCGGCGGTGCTCAATTTTTTCCTGAACTATGTAGATAATGAGATACTGCCCCGGATCGAAGCGGCAAACCGGAAGCGTCTCGGTGAACTTCCAACTGAGGAGCCTATAACTGAAGAGGATGATCCCACCGCATGGATGGAGCAGGAACACGCTCGACAAGTTGCTTCTGTCCGTGCCGAATATGAATCGTCCGGCAATCAATCTTCAGATATGAATCCTTATCAGCGGCCGCCACGTTCGATAGCTACGTTTTCCGACGGTACGCCGATTCCGAATCCTGACGATCTTTCATTTTAAACAATTTGACTATGGGACGCTTATTCCATAACCCGTCAGCGAAGCAGATTACTTTTTGCGACGAACGCTTTTACGAAACGAAGGAAGGTAATTTTTATCCTTCCGTAACTACGGTATTGGATCTTTATCCTAAAGGTAAAGAGTTTAACGAATGGCTGAAGCGTAACGGTCAGGATGCGGATGTGATCGTGATGTCCGCTGCAGATAGCGGCTCTAAGGTACATGAGGCTATCGATAAGTTGCAGCAGGGCGTAGAGGTATTCTGGGACGATAGCATATATACGCTGCGGGAGTGGCAAATGATTAACCGGTTTATCGATTTTTACAAAAGGTTTCGCCCGGAGATTATCAGTTCGGAATTTACCCTGGTATGCGATAAATACGGCATTGCCGGTACGGTGGATATGGTTTGTAGGTTGCTCGGTAAGTTATGGTTGATCGACTTCAAAACATCCAACTACATCCACAGCACACATCACATTCAGGCAGCCACTTACACCACCATGTTTAACGAAATCAACAAGGGTAGATACCAGCCTATCCAAAAGACGGGTATCCTGCATCTAAATGCCAAAACCCGTACGGAAGGATCAAAAGGAAAGATTCAGGGTGTAGGTTGGCAACTGATCCCGGTGGCGAATTGCCCGAAACATTTTGCATCGTTCCGTCATGTACGGGCTATTTGGGACTTGGAGAATCCGAATCCGAAGCCTAAGAATCTGGTATACCCCGACCGTTTAAAACTTTCTGATTATGGACACCTTGCAACGGCTTCTATCTGAGGCTGCAGAGTACCAACGGTACGCAGAACAAAAATGCCCTTCAGATCCATCGGAGATCAACGAGCGCATCAGAACCCTCCAGGTATATGTCGCCCGCACCGGACAAATGCTGGCAGAAGCGAAGCTCCTGCTCAATCGCAAAAAGAGTTCGGAAATAGCGGAAACCGTAGTAAAAATAGCTAAAGAAGGATATCTGTCCGCAAAAGCGCAAAATGCTATCGTAGACAGTATAGCGGCAGAAGAAAAGTATTTGGTAGACTGGCTCGACAGGTTGAATGCGGCCTGTACGCATCAGGTAGACCACACCCGCTCACTGCTCGCATATGAGCGTGAACAGATGAGATTATTACGCACCGGTTATTAAACACATAAGATCATGGAGCACAACAAAGGCGATCCCTGTAGTGAGTTCGAACGGCTACTGAAGGAAGAAAAAGATTCGTCAACTTGATAGCGCGGGCAAGCATTGCACCGCAAAACTCAAAGAACAATCCGGATTCAGATACTCAGATATGAAGAAGGCAAAATATTAAGCATTGAAATACTTGTAATCCTACATGGACGGTTTTATTCGATTAAATAGAAAGTTCTTCACGAATGTTTATTGGTCGCAGCAACGCACCTTTAGTCTGTCAGAAGCGTGGCTCGATTTAATTCAGATGGCACGATTTGATGCGGAACCAGCAATGAAAGAACTACCTAACGGTCGCCTGATAACTATTAAACGAGGCGAAATACACGCGGGTTTGCGATTCTTATCCGATCGTTGGGGCTGGAGTGTCGAAAAGACGCAGCGATACATCAATAAGCATATTAAAAAACACGAAATCGAACGCCGAACCGAACACGGAGAAAGTATTATAAGTCTCTGTAATTACGAGTATTACAATCCAATGGAAGGCACTCTGCCGAACACTATTTCAGACACTATGTCAGACACTACCCCGTACACTGCCCGAACACTGACCAGTACGAATAATAAGAAAGATAAAGAATATATACACCCCCCTTACCCCCCATCCGGGGGGACGGTGGGTGCCGGTGCAGCGGAGCCGGGGCGAAGCCCTGATATATCTTCTGAATCTTTTACGGATACGGCGGGCCGGGCGGCGGGCGGCGGGCAGGGCGCTCCTTTATGGCGGGGCGATTTCACGGTTTACCAAGCCGAAGCAAAGTCAGCGCTGGAGCAACTGAAAACCGACCAAGAATTCATAGCGGAGCAGCAACGGTTTTACCCCGGTGTTGACATAGGCATGAGTATGGAAAAGGCGTACTGTAACTTTTGGGGAATACCCGATGGTTGGGAGCACAAGAAACGTCAAAGATCCCGTACAATCAACTGGAAGAGTACTTACAGAAACGCTTTGTCTCTGAAATCCAATCAAGTGGCAGCAGGCACCGCTTTACATCAGGAGCCTCGTCCAGTTAAACCAATCAGACTATTATGACCGACGAAATGAACATACCGCAGGCCGAAAAGCTGGAGCAAGCCGTAATCGGCGCATTGCTTCTGGAGCCGGGCTACCTGCCGGAAGTCGTGACGGTGCTTACGCCGGATAGCTTCTTCAACCCCTTCAATGCGAAAGTGTACGACATTATCCGCACCATGTACGACAGCGGCGAACAGATAGACTTATTCACCGTATCCCAGCAATGCAAACGGGATAAGAAGCTTTCCGGGGAAAACGTCGTACCGGTACTTGCGGACTACACGACGCTGGTTGGCTCGGGAGCGGGCGTCGTGGCCCATGCGAGGATAGTGTATGAGAAATATTTATCCCGTCAGATGATTTCCGTTGCTACGAAAGTGCTGGGCGAGATACAGGGTAACGGGGATATAGTCGAGATCATCGACGAGTTTAACGCCGGAATGGATCGCATTTCGATGGCGATTACCGGAGGACGCGGAGCGCAGCATATCGGTGAGTGGCTGAAGGCATCGCTTCGGGATGCAGAGCGCCGTCAGACATTGGCTCAAAGCGGTTGTACGCCAGGGGTGCCTACCGGACTTGCGAGACTCGATGAACTGACTACCGGATGGCACGGCGGGGAGTTGATCGTGCTGGCAGCTCGGCCCAGTGTAGGTAAAACGGCTTTTATGCTGCATAGTGCGCGTGCCGCTGCACAAGCGGGTTATGCGCCTTGCATCTATTCGCTCGAAATGAGCGGTACTTCTATTGCCGACCGGCTGTTACTTTCGGAATGCAATGTCGATCCGGAGGTGTACCGTTCGGGGCGGATGGATACCGATGACTGGAAGGAAGTTGAACGCGCGACCGGTTTGCTCGGCAAGCTTCCGATCTACATAGACGACAAGCCGGTAGTTTCCATGCGTTATATCCGGTCGCACGCCAAAGTGATGAAAAAGCGGGATAAATGCGGGATTATCTTTATTGACTACCTGCAGTTAGCTGATACGGCTACCGACCAACGTAACCGCAACCGGGAGCAAGAGGTCGCACAAGCGAGCCGACAGGCAAAGATTATTGCAAAAGAACTCGACGTCCCGGTCGTACTGCTTTCCCAATTGTCCCGCAAATGCGATGATCGAAGCGGGGGCAATAAAATGCCGATGCTTTCCGATCTGCGGGAGTCCGGTGCTATTGAACAGGATGCCGATGTGGTAGCGTTTCTCTTCCGACCTGCCATCCACAATATTGAATATTGGCCGACTTCGCAAGGCGAGGTTAGTACGCGCGGGTTCGGGATTATTAATATAGCGAAGCAGCGTAATGGCCCTACCGAAGAGGTGGCTTTCAGACATAATCACTCTTTGACAAGGATTACTGATTACAAGCTGTATGATAATGTGCCAAAACAAGATACCCCTTTCTGAGCGTGTTTATGAAGCGATCCGGGAGATTGAACGGGAAAAGATAGTGAGTAATATCTTCCCGTATCACGCATTGTTGATAAAAGACCTGTCCGAAAAGTTGAAGATCCCAACGGTAGACATCTATTGTGCTTGCGTGGAATTATACAAGCAGGGGATGATTACTGGTGGAAATACAGTTAATGATAAATATTTCAAAGTATTATGATTCATATTGGCATAGACACCGGCGTTAAAACAGGATTCGCCGCATGGAACTCCGAAAAAAGACATTTTATGGAGATCGTTACACTAACGATCACACAGGCAATGGAGAGAGTACTTATTTACCGGAATATCGGCCTTACTACCGGAAGTGAAATCAGGCTGTATATCGAAGATGCTCGTCTACGCAAGTGGTTCGGCAATACCGGGCGGGAAAAATTACAGGGAGCAGGCTCGGTTAAAAGAGACGCGCATATCTGGCAGGACTGGTGTCGAGAGCATGAAATCGATTGCCTGATGGTTGCTCCGAAAAACAATAAAACGAAAATGAACAGCGAGTCGTTCAAACGGCTTACCGGATGGCGGAAAGCCGTATCGGAACACGCGCGGGATGCGGCTTGCATGGTGTATGGTCGGTAAAAACATTAAAAAACGTTAAAAACTTTAAAGAATTATGGAGATTATACAAGTAAAACAATTATTGCCTGGGGATAAATTCTTTTTGTTTTGATTATGAAAAGCAGACGAGCAGAACAGGTATTACAAGCAGCTTCCTTTACCAATGAATACGACTATCAATATGTTTGTATTGACAGTGCTTATGCAGCCGTCGAGCTTGCCGAGAAAGCGCATAAGATTGTCAAAGAAATGATGATGGCTATCAGTAAAGGTAACACGCCTCAAAAGATGGCTGATGAATTTATCCAAAAACTCAACGAGCGATGAAATTCATTACACCCTGCTTTGTTCGGGTTGAGAATCCGGAGAAGCGAAAGGATTTGTTTGAATGGCTGTGTGAGATTGGATATGTTCCCATATACCGAATTGACAAGTACTATCCCGTTGTAGTTGCGGGTCTTACGAAAGAATGCGTAGACATAGCTCCGAAATCAGCCTCCGAAGGATTGGCATATTACGGGCTGATTGACTGCGGCGAAAACATCGAATTGTTCAAAGCACTGGCGGCGATGAATGACGATAACGACCGGGAACAATGGTTCATCAACGATAACTACGCGGATGTTGGATGCGTGATGTGGCATCTGTGTGAGGAAAAGAAGTTTAAACACTACTATGTAGAGTGGGAGGATGGAGAGACTGATATTTGCAGTGATTTTCGCAAAGCCACCGCCGAAGAGATCATTGAACACTTTAAAAGTAAACAACCATGAAACGACAAATAAATATTCTTCTATCAGAGGAATATTGAGTTCTAACCGCCTCCGAGTAAAATAGGATAAGAAAATGAGCCTTCAAACCAAAATAGACTATTCTATCGCCCTTCTTCGCAAAGCTGAGCCGCTGGCACTCGAAATGTCGCCTGACGGGTTTCATCTGGCGTTTTCAGGTGGGAAGGACAGCCAGACCTTGTACCACTTGGCGAAGATGGCCGGAGTCAGATTCAAGGCTCACATGCAAATAACGACGCTCGACCCGCCGGAGTTGATGCACTTTGTCCGGACACATTACCCAGACGTAGAATTACACCGCCCCGAGATCAATTTTTACAAACTGATTGTAAAGAAAAAGATGTTGCCAATGCGACGCGTCAGGTATTGCTGCGCCTACCTAAAAGAACAGGCCGGAGCAGGAACCGTCACCCTGATCGGCATACGAGCCGCCGAAAGTGCGAGACGGGCCAAACGTAATGAACTGGAAACCTCCGACCGCGCATACAGTGGAAGTTTAGACCAATTCAATCGGGACAAAGAACAGTACCATCAATGCGTTAGCGGCAAGGATAAGATTATGCTATCACCGATTTTCAAATGGACGGACGCCGATGTGTGGAACTTCATCCGCGGTAATGGAATAGAATACTGCAAACTTTATGATGAAGGATTTCACCGGATCGGCTGCATATTCTGCCCGATAGCCTCGCGTAAAATAAAGGCATTGGAGCGCAATCGTTATCCCGGTGTGGAGAAAGCGATTAAACGAAGTATTCAAAAGATTATCGATGAGAATGGATACGGCAATGAATACCATGCAACGGCAGATGAGATTTTTGATTGGTGGGTATCGAACACTTCCGCAAAAAAGTATTTCGGGATGATCCGGAATCAGAGGAATATTGAGTTCTAACCGCCTCCGGGCATAACATTATAAGCTATGATTTTAAGATTTAGAGAAGGTTCCGCGCTTCATGCCGAATTAAAGCGGATGAACGATGTGCGCGAAGCCACGTATAAAGAGGCATGCGACATTATCGAAGGGTTGGTCGGCGAGCGACCGGAAGGATTCAGATACCTATGGGGCTGGGGTTTCACCTGTGCATGGGATCCGTACACGGTCGCATTTAAAGACGGTTTTGTTCCCGATTCCAAATTGATGTCGGAAAATACGATAGTATCGAACCGTGAGCATAAAACATACAAAGTGCTTAGAACCACCAAAAAAGGCCGGGAAGCGTTGGATAAATTCAATAAATTCTACAATTCCGTCACCTCCGACGGTCTGGAAAAGTTGGGTTTGCCTCTTCATGCAGAAAGTCGGTATTTCTATTTCATGCCCAGCAAGGATGAAGTCGGGTACTACCTCGCGGTTAGCAATAGTATAGCCGATGTGCTGAAAAAGAACGTCGATATCACGATTGAATTAATGTAAAGCGATGAAAAAGATCATGTTTAACGACCGATACGGCCTGACACAAGCGGTAATTGAGGGTCGAAAGACCGTAACGAGACGAGTAGTCGATGCTTCGGGGAAATATTCAAAATTTCGGGTATGGAATCCAGCCATAGAAATGCCCTACGGACTATATGGATACAACGCTGATGGTTGGGTGTACCTTTTTGAACCTTACCGAAGGAATGAAATTGTAGCTGTCGCGCAACGTTATAACTCATTTATGCACCCGAATGCCGCTATACTTGAGAAAGGACGGCATTGGGGCCGTTCAAAAGGTTGGAACAATAAAATGTTTGTCCGCGCTGATCTGATGCCACACCAAATACGAATCCTCGACATCCGCCCCGAAAGATTGCGAGATATAACAGATGAAGACTGCATGAAAGAAGGCATTCAGGTTCTTGATGGCAGATATTATTACCGGGATAATGAAGGTCGGATAGTTGATGATTTTGGCAATCCCCGTGCAGCGTTTGCTGCCCTCGTCAACAAAATCAGCAGGCGGGGTACATGGAATAAAAACCCCGTTGTTTGGAGAATAGAATTTAAACTGGTGAAATAATGACGACTCTACCGCCCATCTGCCGGGCATTGGCAATGGGACTGAATGAAGAATTTGAGAAAATGAGAACAGCAAAAGAAGCGGCCATAGAGTACGCCGAAACATTATGGAATAGAGAATCCACCCTTGAATGGGATGTCAGCCGTGATGCCTGCAAATCTCGTTCTGAGCGAGATTTCCTCGCAGGCGAAGAGTTTGGTTATCGCAGGGGCATAATCGAATCCTTCCAGTGGCTTCCAATAAGTGAAGGAAATCCAGAAAAATACGATTTCGTGATTATGAAGGATGAAAGAGAGCCGATACATACCAAAGGATATTTTGTTGTATCGGGGGAGCGTGCCAAAAATTGGGGTTTCCCATACATCAAAAGTGGTTATACCCATTGGCGGCCCATCGAACGAGTAAAGAATAAGAAGATGAGACCAAAAGAGTATTTTATCCGTATGACACGCATGTTCCTGGCCGGCAAAAAGTTTGGTTATCGCAGGGGTTTTGCCGATGCCTGGCGATGGATTCCGGTGAGCGAGCAACTTCCGGAAGAAGGACGGAAGGTGTTGGTGAAAGAGGAATCTATATCCCCTAACACCGACGAAACCGCAAAAACAAACATAAAAGGGTATGAATTAGCGGTGTGGAATGGATGTGAATGGCAATTGGAGTACATAGATAAACCGACTCACTGGCGGCTAATCGAACCAGTAAAGAAATAAGAAGATGAAAATTCCGAAGTACAACAAGGGCGACACTGTATATTTTTCAGCGAGGATAAGTGAAGATCGTCACTTCGATATATTCGTAATGACAATCACAAGAGTATACGCCGATGGAAATATATGGCGATACGACATGACGGGTGAAACCTACGAGATACAAGGACTTCCGGAATCCCGAATAACAAACAAATGTATTAAATGATGGATACAAAGTTAACAGTTGACGAAATTCAGATCGCACTTCGGAATAGTGGCATTTGGAATAAGCGGCAGGATATATTCATCCCGAATCTTTCGTGGGGTCTGCTTGACTACGAAGCAGATTTGGTGATAATAACCAAATCGGGATACCTGACCGAAGTAGAGATCAAACGGTCATGGGAGGATTTCAAAGCGGATTTCAAGAAAAACCATAAACATGATGATCCGCGAGTTTATAATTTTCATTACTGCGTGCCGGAATCAATGTTAGACCGGGTCGTAGATTTTCTACGTGAAAAGTACGGTGCAATATGTCCATCGGTACTTGGTGTGTCAGAGACAGGGAGCATCAGGCGTTACGGCGGCGGTACCCCTCACCGGGGCGGTCGCAAGCTGTTTATTGAAGAACAACTTACTGCCGCCCGGCTTGAGTGTATGCGGGTTTGGAATCTGAAAGAGAAACTTTTAAAACAAAAAGCGAAAATACATGAAAATCAAAGACATTGTTAACTATCTCATCTACTACCAGAAATGGAGACGCGGAGCAAATATAGAACAGCCAAATCCCACGGAGATCGGGGAAGCCATCGACGGGGCTTTCGGGAGCTCAGAAACTTTCAAAGACTGAAAAGAAAATGGAAAATTAGAGACTATGAAGAAGATAATTAGACACGGAGACCGATACGCTAATGCCGTATTTTTACGTAAATGCTGCGCTTGCGGCTGCCAGTTCGAATACGAGCGGCAAGATGTACTAAAAGTCTATTTCGACCCATTGGAGCATGTTGAACTTTGGTATGTAGGCTGTCCTGAGTGTGGGGATATTACGGGATTTGAGAAGCCAGAGCCATTAAGATAATGTTTAACCGCCGAGAGGCATAATAATAAACTCATGGGACTTTTAATCATTACAGGGATTTTGTTTATCACCGGAGTTATCTGGTGGATTGTAACCGGGAGATGGTCTGATCCTTCGGGTGGAGCTATCATTACCACGGTAATTTCAGGAGCAATCTTAATTATCGAATGTCTAACTATTGCTTTGGCACAAAGCGGATTTAAGAAAAATATCATGGATTATCATGCTCTTGAAATGCTTTTGGAAAGCCATAGGAATGAAATGAATCCGATGGATCGGGTATATGTCATTCACGATATCCATGTAAATAACAGGGTTATCAATGCACACCGAGCTCACTGTGATAGCTTCTGGATCGGGCTATGGTACTCGGAGGAAATCGGGAATTTAGAGTATTTGAAATAAAAAAAAACAAAAAAAATGGAATCAATAGAAGAAAAGGCCCGACGGTGTGCCCGTGCCTCACAAAGTTTAGTAATGGATTCAACAGAGGAAGATGAATTATACGTGGATGATATGATACGCATGTTCCTCGCAGGCGTCGAATGGGCCAATCGCTGGATTAGCATAGAAGAATATTTACCTAATGGATGCGATATGATTTTAGCAAAAGAACCGGACGGAAGGTTGGATCTTATTACCGGATGGCAATTACATGAACGCATCAAGCCTTATGCTATTGATAATTTTTATATCGAATGGCGACTGGTTGAACATAAATAACCGTTTAACAATGAAAGCACTTTTATCCATAATCACCGCCCTACTCGTTATCATCCTGATTCGGGTAGAGCGCATAGCGTACAGGATTCCGGAAATACGGTTTGATTCCATTATAGTCGATCCGCCGCCGGAAATTAAAACGACTACACCGATTATCCGTTCGGATTTGGATTTATTCATCGAAGCCCTGATCTACGTCGAAAGCAAAGGAGACGAACGGGCCGTAGGTAAAAACGACGATGGCGGAGTACTGCAAATACGGCCCATCGCCGTAAAGGAAGCCAACCGTATCATGGGGTTCGACAAATTCGCCGATTCCGACCGTTTCGACCGCCTAAAATCCATCGAAATATGGGAAACGATACAGGAATACCACAATCCTGAGAAATCATTCGAAAGGGCCTTAAAACTCCATAGCCCCAACGGTGGGGAAGAATATTCAGACAAAGTAATGAACAAATACAAGCAACTCAAACATGATAACTATTAAATCGCTCGCAAAGAAGCTGGAAATTGCCGAAATCCGCATCTGGTTTTTGATTCGGCAGCGGATTATCAAGACCACGAAGAAAGGAACGGATATTTTGGTCGATGAATCGGAGGTATATGACTACCTGCAAAAACGCCCCGAACTATGGGATAAATGGAAGATAGACTATGAATACTGCCAGACTCACAAGATAGCATAAAAAAGCAAGGACTCCCCCGAAAGTTCGTCCCTGCCAACGTCCGCCCAGACATCCTCAAAGATATAAATTTTATATTGAAAAACATGACGACACCTTCAATAAAAAGAAGACGAGGCGGCAGACGCGACGACTCAACGGTTCACATTAACTTCACAAGGAAAGAACTGATAGACGAACTTCGGCGGGTGGAGTTCTATTGCAAGGTGGTAGACCGGCGGGCTCGAATCAAAGAACGCAGGAATGAAAAGTAATTTTGTAAAGCTGTAATTTTTTTATTTATGAATGATATTGCCATTTTTAGAAATGAAAAATTCGGGGAAATCAGGACAACTGAAGTTAATGGAGAACCAATGTTCTGTGCATTGGATGTATGTAATGTGTTAGGTTATTCTAATCCGAGTAAAGCTATTGCAGATCATGTTGATAATGACGAGCGGTATAACGAATCGTTAGAGCGCGGTGGAACGCTATTGTTTATTTCCGAAAGTGGATTGTATTCGCTTGTGATTCGAAGCAATAAGCCTAACGCTAAACCTTTTCGAAAATGGGTGACATCGGAAGTTCTCCCCGCCATTCGTAAGACGGGTAGTTATACAATGGCTCTTCCTAAAACATACTCAGAAGCACTTCGACAACTGGCAGACACAGTGGAAGCAAAAGAAAAAATACAATTCCAATTAGAAGCCAAGATTGAACAGCTCGACGAATCAAAAGACTGGTACACCATTAAACGATGGGCGAAAGAGCACCATATAAACTGGAGAAAAATTTCATGGCGAGCGTTAAAAGCCATTTCCATAGAGCATGGGTATGAAATAAAAAAGATATTTGACGGGAATTACGGGGAAGTAAATCTGTATCACAAACAGGTTTTTGCTATTTTATATGACCAATAAACTTGCATAATGTCCCGGACCTATTGACCTTTGCGAAAACAGATTATTCTATGGCTGGAACGTCTGATTTACTACGGGAGATCGCCGACATGCTCGATGCGGGATTCTTCAAAAACATAACCGAGGATGATCTCGACAGGGCGAAAAGGGTGATTATGGCATTTCGGGATGTCAAAGTTGACTATGAGCAGGCGAAACGAATCACCGGCAAATCCGATTCGGCTTTCAACGCGAAAATATCGCGTTCCGGGATACCCGTCTGCAAGGAACGGCTATACAGGTACAGCGATATGGTTAAGATCAAAAATAAAGAGGTTTGACTATTGATAGTGCCCCAGGGCGGATACGACAAGCACTTCAACCGTTTCTTCGTTTATCCGATATATCAACCTGTGTTCCGAACTTAGCCGCCGAGACCAAAAACCGCTATATTCATGTTTGAGTTGTTCAGGGTTGCCTATTCCCGTTTGGGGATGATCTTCAAGCTCGATAAATATTTGTTCGATACGCCTGGTAATCGCTCTATTGCCGCTCTTATGATGCTTTTGCAGATCTTTGCGGGCCTTATCTTTTACGATTATTTTATATTGTCCCATAGTGACTTGCTTGGATCATAAATAATTCCTTCTCCGGCTTTGCCTGCTTCATATTCCTTGATACGGCGGGACAGTTCGGCGATATTTCGCGGATCGTCGAACCAGGGATCGCCTGAAGGGGATGGATTAAGACTGATACCGTCGCTAACCACTAATTCAATAAGTTTACGCCCGCGCTTCACAAATACGCGGGTATGTTCGGCCATGTCAAAGTATTTTTTTTGATTGTTCCGAAACTCCGAAGGGCTAATAGTAATTGCATCCATAATCTTTTTCATTTGTACACACTTTTGTACGTTTTCTTGTACAAATATAGTGCCTTTTATTGAGCAATGCAAATTTGTGTGGGTTTTCAGAACTAAACTAACCAATCACACAACTTGCTGATTATCAGATGTACTTCATTTTAGGGTATATCTGATAATCAGTAAGTTAATACCATAAATAAATTTGGGCAACAAATCTTTGCTGAAAACGATCTTTTTAATTGGTAATTAAAAAATAGTTTGTATATTTGTAATGTTCAACATTTCGACGAGGCGGACTGACTAACCGCCTTCATATTTTAAGGGCGGCTTTTTTGTACCCCAGGATTTAGCGGTTACGTACCCCCGTGTAACGTCTGTAATAGACTTACAGCCTCGTCAAGGTGTTGAACAACGGGAAAGGCGTAACCGCTTTTTTTATGCCTAAATTTAATGTTCAACACCATGACAAACAATTCAAAACAACGCGCATTCCGCCACGTCTCGTGTGGTATTGCGTTCGAACGACTGACAGACACCCTGTCCGCCTACAAAGTTTCCAAACAAGGCAACGAATCCCTGCTGTGCATCAAAGGAAGCATTGACGAAATCACACTTACACTCAGTGAGGCAAAATTACTTCTCGAATCCCTATCGCGTCTCATCGAAGACCGCACCGTCACCGGCCCGCAACCGGTCTACAACTTCAAAGAATGCGTTAACGCTGGTAGAATCGTTAAAAGGGGGTAGACATGAACACCATGCAAATTTTCAATAATCAGCAATTCGGGCAAATAAGAGTAGTCGAATTGCAAAATCAACCCTATTTTGCTGGCATAGACGTGGCTAACATATTAGGGTATGAAAATCCGCAAAAGGCTTTAAGAGATCATATAGATGCAGATGATAGAACATTAATACAACTATCTGATTTACAAGAGGTGAACGAATCGTTACCCCCTCACATGAAAGGTTCTAAAATAATGGTTATCAACGAATCCGGAGTCTACTCCCTTGTTTTCGGGTCTAAGTTACCTACCGCAAAACAGTTCAAACGGTGGGTGACGACCGAAGTCCTGCCATCCGTTCGCAAACACGGGGCCTACCTGACCGACCGGAAAGTAGAGGAAGTGTTATCCGATCCGGATACGATTATAAAGCTCGCAACGCAGTTGAAGCAAGAGCGGGCCGAGAAGGAGCGCCTTGCCGAAGAAAACAGACTGGCAAACGAGCAAATCGAAAAGGCCGCGCCGATGGTGCAATATTACAATAAAGTATTGCAATCGGACAGCTTGATTACGACAAACGTGATCGCCGATCAATTAGGCGTTAGCGCAAGACGACTAAACGACATGCTGGTGAAGCGCGGTATTATATACCGGCAAAGCGACACCTACGTACTGTATGCGAAATACCGGGGCCAGGGATACGAAGGTTATAGGACGCATACTTACATCAGCAGCACGACCGGCCAACAGTTCACCAAACAGCATCTATACTGGACGGAAAAGGGCCGCGAATTCATCTACAACCTGTTTCACGATGACCGAGTATGAATATACGGCCCTGGACGTAATCAAACGTATGGGCGAAGACGAGGTATTCCGCCGGGAATTGTTGCTGCTGATAAACGAGCTGCTTTGCATGTTGAAAAACGTATGTGAAAAATCGAATTAATTTTACATTTATACAACTGTAAACCAGGCGTTTTATACTATTTTGCAAAGGGGTGGTGCGCTGTGCCACCCCTTTCTATTTTTGTTTCCGTAGCTATCGTATGTCTCTGCGTAAATGGGATAAAATCATTAAAATATTCAATGCTATGGAAATGGTAGAAAAAGAAAAAGTGTATGTTGAAAAGGAGTCCGACGACTACGCCAGTAAAGGTACGGGAAACGCAGGCCTCACGCTGGGTATCATCGGAACTTCATTGGCCGGTCTTCTGTGGGCCAACAAAGGGGGTAATTTGTTCGGCGGATGCAATGGTACGAATTACGCGACCGCTCCTTCGGCCTATCAGGTAGAACAGAAAGAATGCCAGGATGTCGTTAATCTGACGAATGCCTTTTGGCAGGCCAGAGTCACCGTGATGAACGAACGTTTCGCGGATCGTCAAACCATCAATGGGGAAATGTTCGGTCTTTACAAATCCCAGATCGACGGCGATTTCGGTTTGTACAAGAACCAGCGCGATCAGTTCGACGTTCTGAAATCCCAGATCGATGAACTGAGAACCCAGGTAGCCATCGGCGCTGCCGTTCGGCCCTATCAGGACAAGCTCATTCAGTGCGAGATCAACGACGCCCGTAAGGATGCCGATTTCAATCTGTGGCGGCGTACATGCCGGATGATTTCCGGGGAGGTAGTTCTTCCGAGCACTCCGACTGTAACCGGTCTTCCGTCTTACAATCCGTGCGCTTGCTCGCAGTCTGCTCCTACGGCGTAACTTTTTTAGGTGACGGGTATATCCCGTCACCATTTTTTCTCAATAAAAATAGCGATGAATAACAATATTTTTTTGGGTTCCGATCCTCTTTTGGGGGGCAATCCACTACAAAATCAGTATCAAATCGACTACAACCAACAGATAGCGCAACTGGAGGCCGCCAAACAGCAATTGGTGCAACAGGCCCCACGCATTTCAAAGTCTCCGATATGGGACGAGATCGACAAGGAAGTCGATTCATTGACCGATAGCGAGATTTCGGCATTAAATAAAAACGAGGAATATCAACAGAGCAACAATGCCGTCCAATCGATCCTTAACCGGGAATTTATGAAGATAATGCGCCCTATCGTAGAGAGCAGTCCCGAAGGAAAAAACATCCTTGAAAAACACCTGACATTGGTTCGGCGGCTAAGGAAGAGCGCGCATGAAGAAGCCAGTAAGAATATGGAGCTATTCAGGGAATATACGGAACATCATTCCGACATGACTTATGCGGAATTTCTCAAAATGAAAGCTAAAAAGAAATAAAGATGGATTACTTAACGAGAAAAATGCTGGCCGACATCGAGGCTTTGAAAATTCAGGTGGAGGCCCAGGCCAAAGAGATCGACGAACTTAAAAATAAGTTGAACGCTAAACCTAAAACGAAATGACAGCAAAAGAACAGGTAATATCCTCGGCCAAATTATGGATCAACGACAAGATCGAGTCCATGACGGCATCCAATCCGAGAATGTCGGTTATTGCTCCGAGACTAAAACAGGGTATGGATAATCTAATCTCAAAGTATGAAGATAAGATCGACAATTTCATGCTGTTTTTTACAGACAAAGATGGGAATCTTGACGTAGGCGATTTCTTCGATGAAGGGATTAAAATGTTTCAGGAATTACCGGTATCCCATAAGAAAATCATGGGAATGGATATAGCTATCGGCGGCGGGGAAATCGTGGCGAAGCTTCCGGATAACTTTCTTGTGTCCATGCTCGTAGGCAACACAGGAGCCGTTAAACTAACTTCGGCCGATATCATGGAATTTAAAGACTTAATACTTGCGAAATAATGGGAAGATTACAAGACATGCTGAAGTCCTACAAATCGGAAGGACGCGGCAATGAAACCAAGATGTGGGAAAGCATATTGCTTATGGATGAGATGTTTGAGGAAATATCCAAAACGGATTATGAAAAATATTGCGACTTTCTCAAACGGCAGCACGAAATATTTTGCGGGCCTCACTTCAACGGAGAATTTGCCAAATGGCAGGTGGCCGAAATGTATCATACCGGATCTGACGGCAAGAAATACGCCGGGGAAGTATGGAGTCTGGAAGAAGTGCAGGAAATTGCATCCAGACATAAATCATCTATCCCTTCATCGTATAACATCTATGATGTGTATGTAGCTATGAATGCCAGTTACCATGACTTCTGTAAATTGTACAAGACGTGGTTCCCGGATAATTTCAAGGAGAAGATTATTGAAACCGCTATCACCTTCTGGTTTAAAGACGAAGATTATGGAGAAGGAAAAGTATGGGACTATTTCGACGACTGATAATAGGTGCCCCACATATCATAAACTTGACCGCGAGCGGAAAATAAAAGAACTGCTCAAAGACCTGGAATCAGAATTATCCCAGCCTAAATTCGAACAGATAAAAGAGGAACTGCTTCAGGTTTTAGAGGGGTAATTGCGGGGGTATTTTACCCCCGCAACCCTTTTCTCCAAATGTGTGATAAGTTCAGGGATGCGCGTTTTCTCTGCCATCGATTGTATGGCATTTGCAATACGAGCGACATAACGACACCTATTGATTATAATTTCTCTTTTAACCCATCCGCATAGTCGATTAGGGCCTTTTCATTGTCGAAGGTGTGGGTTTTCCCCTGACGACGAATAAATGCCACGAAATCACCTTTTTTTTCAAAAAGTTCCGAAACCGATACGTCAAGGGCAGTAGCGATCTTCCGGAGGGTCGCTATTGTTGTATTCCCGTTGATTGCTTTTGATAATCCGACACGAGAAATTCCAATCCGGTCGGCTAAATCCGTTTGCGTAATTCGTCTCTCTTTGAGAATTTCAGCTATTCTGAACTCATTATCCATAATTGTAAACCTATTATTTCACTCGGCAAATATACAAATTAAACAAAAGGTATACAAATTACCCGCAATAGATAAAAAAAAGTTGTCAAAACATTTGTATGTTTGAATAATTATTGTTTGCTTTGCATTGTTAAATAAAAACAAAAAGTTTGCAATTATGAAAGATAACATGACCACACAGACACGACCTAATATTAAAGAAGGTGATACCGTTGAATATATTATGGGCACCGAGCGAGTGACTGCAACAGTTATTGACATTTTTGAAAATGGCGATATTCGCACCGACCGTGACGGGGTGCGCACTCGTTATGAATACACAATTATCAACATGTAATTATTGATTTATGATGCACATGCGTGGCAGATATGCCGTACTTCAAGCGATTGAATTTGTTGAGTGAACAGCAAGTCATTAATTTTTCAGAAACATTTGCATAATGCGCCGAACGTTACAATCTTTGCAGTAACTCATATGCGGGGTAGTGTAATGGTAACATGGCGGGTTAGTGTCCCAGCAGATTATAAGTTCGAATCTTATCCCCGCTACAAAAGTAAAATATTATGAATATTTTAACGCTTATCATCAAACAAAAGTGGTTCGACGCTATTTTGTCGGGCAAAAAGAAGGTCGAGACCCGCGAAGTACGTCCGACTAACACGAAGTATATTTCGTATCGAGACAACAATACGGGCAAAGTCTACAAGAAAGACAGCGACGTGCCCGAATCGGCATGGGATAGTGAAAAAGGGGTCGATACAGTTATCAATCACTACGACGCGATTCAGTTCTGGGTAGGTTACGCAACCAACCGCCCCGGCGCGCTTGTCGAAGTTAAAGGCGCCGAGTTGATCGACGTATGCGATGAAGAGACGAAAGAGCCGATTGTGTACGAGCACAACGGCAACGAATACAACATGACCGAGATAGACTACCATCTCGGTAAGGTAATTGAGAAAATAAATTGTTAAACCCATAAAATCATTGCTGCACTCGAAATTCAGTAAGAAATCGAATCAACAGGGCGACCGGCGTTAGCCGAGTTCGGTACCGTACAGTAGGCGGCCGCGCGACGAATCGTGCCGGTCGTGCACGCGACATTCGCGCCGCCTTTGGCATGGCGACAGGTTAGTTATGATGCCGATAGACCATGCAAACGAAGTGATTGCTTCTGTTCGTCAAAAAACGGACAGGGCGATCCTTTTTTATTCTTGCGGCAAAGATAGTGAAGTTTTGCTCGACTTGATGGCTCCGCACTTCAAAGAGATCGTTTGCGTGTTTATGTATTTCGTCAAGGGTCTCGACCATATCGACAACTATCTACGAGCGGTCAAAACTCGTTATTCCAACGTTACCATCCTGCAAGTCCCCCATTGGACGCTGACGCGCGTTCTCCGTTGTGGGTTATATTGCATCCCCAATCCAAATGTAAGGCTGTTATCGTTGAAAGACCTTGATGAATCCGTCCGGATGAAAACGGGGATATCTTACTCTTTCTACGGGATGAAACAGTCGGACAGCATGAATCGCTGTCTTATGCTACGCGGATACGAGAACGAAGCCATAAGCAATACGAATAAGGTTTATCCTCTTTCCAAATGGAAGAAGTCGGATATAATGGCTTACATTAAGGCAAAGAAACTGCCTGACCCCATATCCTACAACAAGAACAAATCGCAAGGTTTGACATTTTCGCCGGAGATCTTCGATTATTTGCGCCGGCATTATCCGCAAGACCTTGATAAAATATACTGCGTGTGGCCGTTAGCACGCAACATTCTTTTACGATATGACGCCGAAAAAACAGCAATCCAAGCTAAAGTACAAGCAGAGCGAAACGATTGTAATTAATCGGTCGCAAATCAATTTCGCACCCTACAATCCACGTAAGGACGATCCTGAAGTAGTAAAAAAACTCAAGAAGAACTTCAAGGTAGTCGGTTATTTGGGAGGTATCGTATGGAATCGCTTATCGTCTTTTCTTGTATCTGGACACAAGCGTGTACAGACGCTTGACATAATCAACGGATATGATGGGACACCCAACACAGACTACGAAATCAAAGTAGAGGCCGTAGAGTTGGACGACAAGACCGAGCGAGAACAAAATATCTTCATGAACTCCCCATCTGCAATGGGCGAGTTCGACATGGAGAAGATGAAAGTACTTGTACCGGAAATCGATTACCAAGCGGCAGGTCTTTCCGAAGCCGATATGAATATTTATGGTATATCTGTCATGCAAGACGAGGTGAATTCTGGGCTGTCTGATACGTTGGATGATTTCGATGAGATACAACGGCCATTTGAGGAACGCAAGGCAGCTGTAAAAGAAATGAAGGAACAAATCCGGCAACAGGCAGAGCAAAAAGCCGAAGACATTGAATCTTACGTAATGCTCAATTTCAAATCTTATCGGGCAAAATCATCGTTCATGCTTCGGTTTGGGTTCGGGCCTGACGATAAGATTATCCCCGGCGAGATGTTTTCGGATATGGTTGAACGGGTGGAATAAGTTACAATAAATGACACTGTAAAAAATGCCTGTACACAAAAAGCCCAATCTTGAAGTTTTTAGGAAAGTCGCTAATGCTTGCGGTGGTATCCTGTCAGACATCGCCGCGAATATTGGGGTGGAGCGAAATACCGTCTACACATGGTGCAAAGATGATCCGGACTTTTCTCAAGCTCTCGAAGATTCCCGAGAACGGTTTGTCGATTTGGCCGAAAGCAACCTGCGCAAGCTGGTGGCTGGCGTTCCAGCCATAGAGACGGACGAAAATGGGGAAAAGCGTTTTGCTGGATGGATTGAAAGGCCGTCCGAAACGTCGATCATATTTACCCTAAAAACACGAGGTAAGAAGCGTGGGTACGTGGAGAGACAAGAGGTGGAAGCCGATGTTAATATGAAAGGCTCCATCAATATTCGAGACTGGGTAAAAGATAGATTGCAGAAGAAATGATTGAACCGCAGGATATATATTTACCATTATATGAAGATACCGAGCATTTCATTATTTTGATAACCGGAGGGCGAGGTAGTGGCAAATCATTTAACGCCGGAACCTTCATTGAGCGGCTATCTTTCGAAGAAGGGCATGTTATCTTGTATTGCCGTTACACGATGGCGTCGGCTGCGATTTCAGTGATTCCTGAATTTACAGAGAAGATAGAAGCCGATGGCACGGGAGAATTTTTCAATATCACAAAAACAGATATTGAAAACATAGTATCTGGGAGTCGAGTTCTATTCCGAGGTATCAAAACGTCATCTGGCAACCAGACAGCAAAGCTGAAATCCATTCAGGGGCTTACGACATTCGTATGTGACGAGGCCGAAGAGTGGATGAGTGAGACAGACTTTGATAAACTCGTGCTCTCGATTCGACAGAAAGGGATTCAGAACCGGGTTATCATTATTATGAACCCGACCGATTCTAACCATTTCATTTACAAAAAATACATCGAGAAAACACATCGGCTTGTCAATATCGACGAAGTGGATGTGCAAATTAGCACTCATCCTAACGTCCTACATATCCACACGACCTATCTTGATAATCTTGAAAATCTGTCCGAAGAATTTATTCGCGAGGTGGAGAACATGAAACGCGAGAACCCAGAAAAGTATGCCCATGTTGTTATTGGGCGCTGGGCAGATGTTGCCGAGGGCGCAATCTTCAAAAAAATAAATACGGTTAAAGTATTTCCTCAGTGGTGTGAAAACGTTGCCATCGGACAAGATTTCGGATATACGAATGATCCTACGGCAATGGTGAAATGTGGAACTATCGGCAATGCAATTTATTTCGACGAATTATGTTATAAAACGCACATGCTGACACGAGATATTATTGCAGAGTTAAAGAAATATCCGCATTTACAAGTCATGTCGGAATCAGCAGATCCAAGGCTCGTGGATGAGATCGCCAATGCTGGAATAAGTATTTATCCGGTAGACAAAAGCGGCCCATCTATCATTGCCGGTATCGAAAAAATGCTTGAAATGGAAATATATGTCACGGAACGGTCATATAACCTTTTGAATGAATTTAGAAATTACGTTTGGGATAAAGACAAAGATGGGCATCCCATAAATCGCCCGGCAGACGGACAAGCAGACCATGCAATTGATGGTTGCCGGTATTATGTTTTAGGGAAAATATTGGGAAAGATTCTACAACCGAAGAGTTACGAAGGATATTTTTAATTACTGCATAATCCTGCGTAGATGCAGGACACCAAAACCGACGAAACGACATGAAAACATTGGAGGAAATACTCGCCCTCCCTTCGGAGGCTGAAAAAATCTATTATCTCAAGTATCGCCGCACGCCTTTGCCTGATGTGCAGGCTCTTTATAATGATTGGGACCCTAATAAACATGAAGTCATGGACGAAAACATTCGTCCCGACAACAAGGTAATCGTAGAAGAATCTCGACAAGATCCTAAAACGGGTAAAACGATTCCCCCCACTTACAAAAAAGACGACATTAATCCCACGAATAGGATTATGTTACCATTGGAGCAAGACATTACCAATATACACACCGCATGGACAGTGGGTAATGATCCAAAAGTAAACTGCAAGCCTAACAATGACCAAGAACAGGAATTGCTATCCATAATTGACAGCGTTAACCGCAAAAATAAGATGCGGTATAATAATAAACGAATTGTCCGCTCATGGCTTTCCGAAACCGAGGTTGCCGAGTATTGGTACGTTGTTAAAGATGCGGGGTTCTGGCGCAAGATTCTTACACGGGTAAAAAAGGCATTCGGAGGCACAATTACGCCACAATTTAAGCTTCGGTGTACCATATGGTCTCCATTCAGGGGGGATAAATTATACCCGTTTTTCAATGAAGCAGGCGACTATCTTGCACTGAGCCGTGAATATTCGGTGAAAGATATTGACGGCACGGAAACCCTGTTTTTTATGACCGTAACCGATGATAAAGTGTATAAATGGCGCATGGATGCAGATTGGGTAAAGGTTAGTGAATTTAGACATGGGTTCGATAAAAATCCTACAATTTACTCGTGGCGTTCAAAACCGCTTTGTCATAACATTAAGCCCATTCGGGAACGATTGGAACGACTTATGTCGAACTTCGCGGACTGCATTGATCGTTGTTTTTTCCCATATTTAATACTCGAAGGCGAAATACATGGCACTCCGCAACAGTCAGGCAAAAATCGTCTCATAAAAATCACCAATGGGGGTAAAGTGTATTATTTGAACTGGGATCAAGCAAGCGACGCTGTACGCCTGGAACTGGACGGTTTATGGAATAAGGCCTATCAACTTACTAACACGCCGCAACTTTCCCTTGAGGCCTTAAAGGGGCTGGGTGATGTCCCGTCCGGCCGTGCTTTCCAGTTTCTTTTTATGGGTACAAACCTTGCAATTGACAATCACGCAGAGGTTATCGGCGAGCATATCCAGCGGCGATACAACTTCCTTGTATCCGCTATCGGCTCGCTCAATGCGGAATATATGCAAGCCTCACAGACTATTGACATCGAAACAGAAATACAGCCTTTCACTATTGACGACATGGCTGAGAAAATCAAGAATGCGACCGATGCCTGTGGAATGCCTGTCGCATCACTTAAAACGGGGGTTGCGTTGGTGGGGCTTGTTGACAATGTTGACGATGAAGTAAGGCAGATAGAGGAAGAACGGGAGGCGAAATCCATGAACAACCTTATAGAGCCATCATTTTAAACTTTAAGACTTGGCACGCGATAAATTCGACCATCAAAAGTGGGAAAAGGAGCACAAGGATCATATTGCTGAATATGTTGGCAATATCGACGCTCTCTATGGTATTGCGGCGGTCGAATTATTGCAATTAGGCGCAAAATACGATTACAATCCGGAACAAGGGAAATTATTCTCCTTCTCGTCGTCAAAACAGTCGAGCAAAAATGCGAATGCTATTCTGACGAACTTTAAATCGCAGTTGTACGGAATCATCACAGGGGGCATTGCTTCCGAATGGGCGTTCGCAAACACCAAGAATGACGAATGGGTTCTATCTCTTACAGACTCCCCTAAAAAGGCTTATATACAACATAATCAAAAGTCCTTAGAGGCTTTCAGAAGGCAGAAATTCCACGGAGCCACCTTATCAAATAGGGTGTGGAATTACACAACTCAATTCAAAGAGCAGATCGAACTAACTCTGTCGGTAGGTTTGAGCGAAGGCCGTAGCGCGGCACGTATGAGTCAAGACGTTCGCCAATATTTGAACGAACCAGATCGACTGTTTCGCCGGGTGCGCGATAAATTCGGGAATCTCGTATTGTCGAAAAATGCCCAAACATATCATCCCGGGCAAGGGGTTTACCGGTCATCGTACCAGAACGCAATTAGAATGACTCGCTCGGTCATAAATACGGCATACAGGGAATCCGATTACATCCGGTGGCAGCAGTTTGATTTTGTCGTAGGCATCGATATTAAAACATCCAAATCACATGCTACATGGTTGGCAAAATACTGGTATCCGCGCTTTAAAAAAGGACGTGCGCCTTTGGAGATTTGCGACCGGATGGAAGGAAGGTATCCGAAAACATATAAGTTCATCGGATGGCATACAGCTTGTGGTTGTTATGCCGTACCCATCCTTGCTAACGAAGGGATAAATAAAGATTGGTGGGAAAAGCCCGAAAACGAGGTCAAAGATATGCCATCAGGTTACAATGATTGGCTTAGTGAAAATGAAGATCGTATTCTTGATGCGGCAAAACGGGGTAAACTTCCGTATTGGATAAAAGAGAACAAAAAATATGTGAATATTTTACAAAAACAGGGAGGCTAAATTCCTCCCTGTCATTATTCAATTCGCATTATCTGCGGGTAGCCTCAATAGTCTTATCAATTCGTCGATCAGCAATAGAAATTGCTCCCTGAACTGTTGATCTTCCGACAGCCTTTTAAGCACGTCGGCGACAGTGAAGTTATAATCCCCCATCTTGTTAACTCCCTAACAGTTCGTGAATGAACTTTCGTCCAGCCTCAGTCCACACTGTCTGGATGGATGTCCCGGTAGATCCGTCCAGGCGGGTAAAAGCATACGTATGCGTCTTAGTGAATCCTCGGTTCTGGTACTTGTGATACAACAACCACTGACCGCCCTGTCGGTATTGCACGCCTTTCGACTGCAATATGCTATTCAGAGTCCTTGCGGACATGCCGAACTCCTTCGCAATATTATTAGTGTTGTACGTGCTTTCACTCATCAGGACGGTATCGTAATACTGAACTTTAGGAGCCGCCATTTCAAGCTGTTGTCTATGTAGTTCGTTCTGCTCGGCCAGGCGTTGACGCTCGGCCCGCTCTTGTTTCAACGCTGTAAGCAGCTTGATCGCATTATCCGGATCGTCAATGATAGTCTCTATGGTCGGCTGTGTGGCTGTGATGCCATACTTCAGTAGTTCTTTGAGCCTGTCAAGACACCAAAGACGAAAATCTACACTCAACCATTGTGCAAAATCAAGAGCTACGTCTTCGTGGAGCCAGGTGCCACCACCGTTTACAGAACTGCCTTGTTGAGAAGTAACTAATTGATTTTCTGAAATGTGAGATTTTCTCACAATTGCTTTAATTAACTCATTTGTAGATGGTAAGCGTAAATAATCAACTGGCCGTTTCCCGAACGGTTTTGCCATTTCAGTAGCCGATATATAGGTAATGCCGCCATCCATCCGGAAGGTCACCGGATTATTGTTATACTGAAATATCTGTGTGTTCATGGCTACGCGATTTTTACAAGGTTGGCAATCTTGAAACAGCGGTATCCATCGCGTTCCGAATCATAATAGACCTGAACAGTAGGATTGGACTTGCGATCCGCGCCTTTTGTCTGAGGCATAAGATCGGCGCGCAAAGTGCCGTATGCCTCACGAATCTCACCGGATATTTTCTGGTAGTAGAACTTGACGATTCCGTATCTCATTTTCATCTTGAGTTTGAAATTAAGCCAAGCGGTTTTCAGGGCTTCGGACATTGTGAAGCCATTTTTACGTACAAGCTGCCAAGCTATACGCATAATGTCTCGCAAATCAGATGTTTTCATGTCTACCCCCTTTTAACGATTCTACCAGCGTTAACGCATTCTCTGAAGTTGTAGACCGGTTGCGGGCCGGTGATGGTGCGGTCTTCGATGAGACGGGATAGGGATTCGAGAAGCATTTTTGCCTCACTGAGTGTAAGTGTGATTTCGTCAATGCTTCCTTTGATGCACAGCAGGGATTCGTTGCCTTGTTTGGAAACTTTGTAGGCGGACAGGGTGTCTGTCAGTCGTTCGATAACGCAGCCGCATGAAGTATAGCGGGCCGCGTAGGTTGTGTTGTTGGACATGGTGATAGACATTTAGTTTTGCAACAAAAACAGCAGTGTTGCTACCTGCTGTCTATCACCAAAGGGCTGTTATCTCATTACAAGAATAACACAGGGCATCACTGCTGTAAGATATGTAAGGGCATAAAAAATGCCGAAAATAATTCGGCCGCATTACGCGCCCTTTGGTATGATAGACATTACAAATGTAATAATAATTTTTGTATTTACAAATCAAATTTATTAATTTTGACATACTAACCTAAATTTGGCAATCATGGATTTTAAAGATTCATTACTTGTTTTAGCAGACCGAGTCGGGAAACTTAAAAACGACATCAAAACGGAAGAAGCTACAAAAACCTCATTTGTCCTCCCATTTCTTCAATCTTTGGGATATGATATATTCAACCCCGTAGAAGTAACGCCAGAATGTGATTGTGATTATGGCACAAAAAAGGGCGAAAAAATTGATTACACTGTTCGCTTAAATAATGAACCTATCATGCTTATTGAGTGTAAGCACTGGTCTGCGGATCTCGACAAACACAAAGCTCAATTATTCAGATATTATCATGTTTCGCAAGCTAAATTCGGAGTTCTAACCAATGGTATAACGTACAAATTTTTTGCAGATCTTGAAACTCCGAACAAAATGGATGATAAGCCTTTCTTTGAGATAAATCTACTTGATCTTCGAGACAGCCATATTGATAAGCTCAAAGAGTTTTGCCACGATCAGTATGATATAAATAGGATCCTTAATTCTGCAACAGAGCTAAAATACATTAACGCAATAAAGGCTTATATCTCAGAACAGAGTGTTGAACCATCGGAAAAATTTGCTAAATTTATCATTAAGCAAGTATATAATGGGATAGTCACTAAAAGTGTAATGGACGAATTTACTCCAATGGTAAAAAGGGCATTCCAGTTGTTTACGAATGACTATGTAAACAAACGTCTTAAATCCGCTATTACACCCGAAGTTCCTGCTGTTGATGTTCCTACCGAATCTGAAACATCTTCAACTGAAGAATCAAAAATTGTTACAACAGAGGAAGAGTTGCAGGGTTTTTATATTGTTCGGGCAATTCTTTGCAATACAGTTGACTTGTACCGAATAGTTTATCGTGATGCCCAAAGTTATTTTGCTATTTTATTTGACAATAATAACCGGAAACCTATTTGTAGACTTCATTTTAATGGGGGCAAAAAATATATAGAAACATTCGATGAAAATAAGAATGGGACAAAACACCCCATTGAATCGTTGAACGACATATATAAAATATCTGATATATTGATTCAAACTGTCAGATATTACCTGAAAGCATAAATAATTTCGTTAGTCACACTTCGTTATTCATAAGATTAAACATCTTTCGAAGCTTCTTCGAATATGAATATGATACTAATGAACGGTCAATGTTTGCTCCGTTGACCGTTATCCGTATGTCTGTAAGGTCATTGTCGCATAATGTTGCGAATACATCATCAGGTATATAAACATCAATTGTCACACTTGATACCTTTATAGCCCCTCCTGTTGAAATGCCTGCTCCCCAATGAATAGAATGATTGCGTTCTTTGGAAGATAAGTATTCGATCTTACCCTGTAAGCCGATCTTATCCCCGTCTTTTACAAGCAATATTATAGATGCAGACGAATCCTTTATTTCAACTCTTTTAATCTTTTCAATAAAGATGCGCATTGACAGCGAATCGTTAACTTTCCGCAATTTAAACGTCACATCTGGAGCTTTGGTTAATAAAGTGCTGGTTTCAACAATTTTGGCACCTGTAAACTTATCAATTTCGTTGACTGCTATTCTCTGGGCCGATAATGAATTGATAACTGAAACAATCGTTAAAAGTAAAAGTTTTTTCATAGTATTTATATATCATAGATTCAAAAGTCCTTGAATGCAAAATAAAGAAAAATACATCTGCCTTGCAATTAATTAGGCGATTATATTCCTGAATTTTTATCTTTTTTTCGCTCTACCTATTGGATAATGTGCCGAACGTGCAGACCTTTGAAGTGCTTATGATGATATAAGCCACAGGCACTAACGGAAGGACTTATTTACGTGTGGGAATTGGGCCTGCTGGCGAAAGTCGGCGGCCCATTTTTTTGTTGTGGATATGATGATTTATCCTAAACCATATAGAACGGAAGAACATGAAAGAGAAGATTCTCGAAAACTTGAAGAACAAGTATTCCAACTTGGGCTTCGGGCAAAGGGCTTTTGACGGGGTTGCCCTTTATCTGGAAAAAACCATCACCGACGAAGCACAAATAGAAACCGCTATTAGCGGGGTCGAACCGCTGCTGAAAGCATTCCAATCCGACATCGACAAAGTACGCACGGAGAAATCCGCGCTGCAATTGCAGTTAGAGGAATTGAAAAAGGTGGCACCTGTTACCGGGGGCGAACAGGCCAAAACCGAACCCATCAATCAGCCTTTCGATATCGAGGCGCTCAGAGATGAACTCTTGGAAAAGCTCAGGGAGGAAACTCGCACTGCACTGCAACAGGCTCAGTTGGCAGCGCAGAGAAGCGCCATGATTGCAACGAAAGCAAAAGAATTCGGAATCCCCGAAAAATTCGCCGCAAAACTGAACATCGCTCAGGATGCAAATCTCGACGAGTATTTCAAAGATGTAAAGCAGGACATGATCGACGCAGGTTTCGAGTTTTCCGAGCCGCCCGCGCAGGGTGGAGGCATGACCGATAACGGGAATGACATCGCCAAACTGATTAACACGGGCACAGAGCAAATTGTTAAATCTCAAAACAAGTAAAAAATGCCAGCAGGATTTAAGTATGATTTAACCCCGGGAGACGTGCTGAAAGAATTGTGTCGGTTCGATACAGTTTATCGTCTTTCGGGCGGTTTCAACTTCGAGGATGCGAATATTCCCGAAGGGACACTGCTAATGCCGCTGACCCCTTTGTACATCAACCTAACGACGCGCAAGGCTTCCGCGGTAAAAAATGCCAAAGTGGTCGAGAAGGTAACTACGAGTACGAAAATAAAAATCGCAAAGGGCTCCCTTGCTTACAAGGGTATGCATCTCGGCGATGGGACGAACGGTGCAACCGTTTCAAGTATCAGCACTACCAACGCGGACTACGATGAACTGACGATGAGCGCGGCTCTCGCCGCAGAAGCCGGTACGGTTCTTTTCGAAGCAGCGACCGCAGACGGCACAGCCCCGAAAGCCACCGCCAATTTCCTCAATTATGCCGTAACGAAGGTGGAACCCGGCGCAACGGTTACGGCCATCGGACAGGCCTATGAGGTGCGGGAATCGAAGCTATACGTTCCGATCTCCGACAAAGACAAAGAGACCCTTACGTCTCGATTCCTTTTCACCATCTAAACCATGACGACAATGAAACTGACACTTGAAATTCTTTTCAATAATGCCGATGTCGTCAAAGCGGTTATTGACCGCACGAAGGCGACACAACAGGATGAAATCTTCTGGAGGCGATATCTCGATTTCGAAGAAACCAAATCCCGAGTATTCAAAACCTATCTCGGTACGGTTACGGGCGTAACAGCCGGATCGATAATCGACCGCAATTCCAATAAGCCTCTGCGCGAACGCAAATCGCTGGGTAGCGGTTATGGGGAAGTGGCTTATCTGGGCGACCGTTATCAGATGGATAACGACCGTCTGGATATGATTAAGTCGCTTATCGACAAATTCAATGCAGCGAAGCCCGCGGATCAGGTGGCCGCCATGAATGCGATTATCGACTATATCGTTGATGATGTACGCCAGATCCGGCTTGCCCCGCATAAGCGTATGGATATCGTAGTCGGAGATCTCCGTTCTGACGGCAAAGCATCCGTGACGCTCGCAGACAATCCGCAGGGAATCACCTTGCTCGACATGGAGCTGCCGGTCAAGAAGATCACCCCCGCTGCCGGAGATAAAGACAATTTCATCACCTACCTGAAAACCCAGATCGAAGCAATGCGTTCGACTATGGGACGGTTCTCTGTGATGGAAATGACCCGCTCGACGTTCAACAAAAACATCGTCGGAGCCAAAGAGTTTGCCAATACTTATAAAATGATTATGAGCGGCGCGCAAATAGCCATGGCTGGCGGACTCATCACAGAAGCGATGGCGAACCAGGTTTTTTCGGGTATCGGGTTGCCAAATATTCGTATCATCGACGATACGGTAGCGATGCCTGACGGGACTGACATGCTGACGTTCAAAGACGACCGTATTACGCTGCTTCCGCAGGATAAGATCGGCAAAATGATGTGGCACGAGCCTTACGAAATCTCCGATCCAGTGCCGAATAAGACGTATACGCGACATGAAGGCGGTATGTGGACTTCGAACTGGCGCACCGACGAAGGGCGCTTCATGGAATACGGGGCCGAATGGATTCCGAATTTCACAGCGCCTAACAAGATCGCCATTTTCGATCTCTCTACGATGAACGCATAACACTTCCGGTATGACGAACTTCGAAGCAATATCGGCAAGGCTCTATCCTTACAACGTAGACGACAACCTGATCGCTGTCGCATGTTTAGACGCAGAACTGAAAACAGAAGATGAATATGCAACCGGCAATAAGGTGTCTGTCGCAAAAGCATCGATTGATGTTCTGAAACAGCTTATCGTCCTTTCTTCTGAAAGTAATGGCGGCTATTCGCTCGGTTATGATACCGATGAATTACGCCGTCGAATCCACGACATAGCAAAGGATAATGGCCTAACCGATATTGCGGACGAGTTCAATGCAACTCCAACAATCGAGTTTTTACCATACTGATGATCCGATATCCCTACACACTCGAAATATGGTACGAGGAAGACGCTACACCTAATCCTGACGGTTCGCCTGGATGGATCGAAGGGAAAGGAGAATGGCGAGTTCTCGGACGTTGCAATGCCCGCCAAAACGGACAGGCCCGCGAAGTTCGAGGCGAAAACGGACAGGCCTTCCTATACTCATTCGAGGTTACGATGCCGGCAAATACGCCGCCCATCAAACTCGGGACACAGGTGTGCATTTTCGACAGTCGAGGAATCAACATTTTCGATCATGCACACAGAACCGAGGACGGTAAGGGAAAGTCGTATCCGGTACAGGGATTCTACAAAAGCGGACAACGTTACGAAGATACGAGATTATGGCTATAAAGTGTACCAATTGGCGCGAGGTGGAACTCGAATTTGTCCGAGCTAAGAAAGAGTATGACCGGAAAGCGGTCGAGTGGCTTTCAGCACTCGGCGAACGAGTGGTAAAATACGCCATCGAACACGGTAGCTATACAGATCGAACATCCAACCTACGCCACTCTATTGGCTATGTAATAGTTCAGTACGGTAATGTCGTAATGGATGATTTTAGCAATGGTAACGGTTATGCCGAAGCCCAGCAGAAAGCCCGTTCTTATGCTCTTCAAGTCGCGCGCGAACTTCCTGCCAACAAAACCTATCTCGTATGGGTTGCCGGTATGGAGTACGCCAGGTATGTAGAAGCAAAAGGTTTCGATGTATTGCAAGGCTCCGGGGATTGGGTGGAGGCCACCGCAGAAAAGCTCAAAGCGGAGTTCGCACGATTCTTAAAATCAAAAAGGTAATGAATCTGACTTCTACGGAAATATTCAAACTCGTTTGGGATCGCATTCGTGACTCGCCGTTAGGGAAAGCCATTCCAACGATGTACGCCGATCATTACCCTAATAATCCTTCCGGTGAATTTGTGGTAATGACTTCGTTAACGAACGTTATCGGCGATTCCCAAGTGGCGACGGTAATCGTAAATATTTACGTTCCTGACGACACTCCCACAATTAACCGTGAAGAACAGCGCTTCCCGAATCGCAATCGTCTGGATGAACTAACGCGGATTGCCTTTGAATCCATAGGTAATTATCCCTTTGATAAACGCTGGTTCTTTGATGTGAGCGACGAATCTATCATCAGTGAGGAGAATGTCTCCTACACTTTTTCAAGCATTAAAGTTCAATTTAAAAAATACTAAAATTATGAGTCAATTAGTAGGACTGGCATCAGTTCATTCGGGAGCCCCGCTTCCGAATGGCGTGCAAGATGAAGGAGCCACCAACCTCATTAAAGCTTATACACTTATTACGCAGCCATACAATGGCGGTGTTAGTACAAACTTTTCGGTTCCCACGAGTAATAAGTTTTACAGGGAAGGACAGTCAAGCCCTTTCTTTGTGATAAGGGACCCGTCGTCAGGGACACAAGAACTCACATGGAATATCGCCGATTTCGACGACGATACCCTGGAGTTCTACTTTGGCACGGATGAGCCTGCAAAGGGCGAACTGTACGAAGGAGAAAAGGGGTTTGTTTTCGACACAAAGGCGGGATATTCAATAGCTTTTGCCCGCCTTAAATACACGGCATCCCTTACGGGTGGGTTGAATGTGAGCGATCCTTTGCAGATCGCCGTATCGGCCGAAGTGCTCGCCCCCGAACAGGGCGGCGTGGCATGGTGGCCCATCCCGATCCCGGAATATACGACAACTCCGGGTGTCTAATCCTTTTTCCCGCTGGAAAGTTAACGACTTGCATCACGGAGCGAGACCGGGGCGGGATCAAATCTTTATCGAAATGACAGACATTAAAGAATCAGTAACGGATAAGCGAGCGATTAACGTTCTGACAAGTAATAACGAGTCCTTCGGTATCGAGGATATGGATGGGAACGAAGTGACGCTTTGTCTATTCCCGCTCCAACTTGGGCGATTAGCTATGATTACTCGTCGTCTTCTCGACCTTGATATTCTATTGGACGATAACGCTGAAGATCCGGTCGAACAAATGTGGAAGGTGTGCGCCGAAAGACCGCGAGAAGTCGCCGAGATCATCGCTATCGCAACACTTCGAACCCGAAAAGAAATCGATGAGCAGTTTGAGGCCCGCACACAACTATTGCTCGATTCTCCTACTATGACATCACAGGCTTGCGTCAATCTTCTTTACGCAATTGTTTTCATGTCCTATTATGAGGATTTTACGGACGCTATTCGCTTGGTAAGAACGCTGCGGGTAACGATTTCCCAGAATACGGCAGCGAAGCGGATAGCCACTACGGAGGGCAAAGTATCTGGGGGCAAATAGACGCACTCGCAAGCCGATACGGATGGACGTTCGACTACATTTTATGGGAAATATCTTGGGCTAATGCCCAATTGATGATGAAGGATTCCCTTAAAACGGATTATAAAAGCAAGACGGATAATCCTGGTCAAAATAATAATTCATCCATCCCTGATGTGATAGATGTAAACGACCCGCAATCAATGAATTTATTCCTTCGGATGGCCGGAGGCAAATAAAATAGAACGGAAATACTATGATAGACCTGACAGCAGTCATCGACAATGAAGAAGCGATTCGTAAATTCAGAGAACTTCGGAATATAGCGAGAAACGCAACAACAAGTGTTGTAACAGATGCAGACCGCATGGATTATGCGATGCAGCGTTTTGCTGCTACACTTGGAAAGATCGGGGTAGGCGTTTCACTTGCCGGGTTGGTTAGGCAAATAGCTACTACTCGCGGTGAATTTCAGCAATTAGAAGTTGCCTTTACAACATTACTTCAAAACAAAGAGAAGGCCGATGCGCTTATGGCCGAAATGGTCGATTTGGCGGCAAAAACACCCTTTGACCTGAAAGGAGTGGCCGATGGCGCTCGTCAATTACTCGCGTATGGGTTCGCCGCCGAAGATATCACCGGAACGTTGACGCGATTAGGTAATGTAGCGGCCGGCTTAGGATTGCCGCTGGAGCGATTAACCTATTTATACGGTACGACCGCGGTACAAGGACGCTTGTATGCTCGTGATATGCTTCAATTCACAAGCTCGGGTATTCCCGTCCTTCAAGAAATGGCTAAAATGTACGGCAAAACCACCGAAGAAATTAACGAAATGGTTTCTGCCGGAAAGATCGGTTTTGAGGATGTAAAGAAGGTCATTGAAGGAATGACCAATGAAGGCGGACAGTTTTACAACCTCATGCAAGAACAATCCAAAACAATTACAGGACTTATTTCCAACCTCGGCGATGCTCTTGATACCATGTTTAATGATATCGGAAAGTCGCAGGAAGGAGTTATTGCCGGTGTGTTGCAAGGCACTATTTCGCTCGTTGAGAATTATCAGAAAGTACTCGACATCCTTGTCCCGTTAGTTGCTACTTATGGGACGTACAGGGCGGCTTTGATAGCGACCGCTGCTATCGAAAAAGTACAGGCTACCATTACGGCGACAAAGGCAATTCTTGAACAAACGAAGATGCTCACCAGAGCAACGCAGGCACAGATATTATTTAATAAGGCCGTAAAAGCAAATCCGTATGTATTAGCCGCAAGTGCACTCGTAGGTCTTGTTACGCTTATATATCAGTTTTCCGATGGGGGATATAATGCTGCTAAAGCGCAAAAAGATTTGAACGAATCAATTGCCAATGCGTCTGCCGGTGCTATCGCAGAACAGCGAGAGCTTGCCCGGCTAAAAGGAGAGCTGGAGGGGTGTACGGAGGGGACAAAAGAATATGAAGAAACCAAAAAGAAAATCATTGACAAATTCGGGCAATACGATTCCTCGTTGAAGCAAGAGGCATTATCGGTGCAAACACTAACTGAGAAATACAGTAGCTTGAGTCAGGCTATTATGGATTCGTATAATGCTCGTCAATATGAACAATTTTCTGCATCGCAATCAAAACAATTAGAAGAAACGATAACTAAGAACCTTGATAAGTTGTATAATCGTCTTCTTAAAGAAGTGGGGGACGAGAAAGGTGCGGAGCTATATGCAAAAATACGAGATTCTATTATTAGCGGTCAGGAACTTGATGACGATATAATTGCGGCTTTGGATCGTATTCAAGATAAAGGTACTATTATCGCAGACTCCCGCATTGATTCTTGGATTAAAAATATCCGGGAAGCACAAAAGCTCGCGGATGAAATGGATGCGCAGGCACGCAGACGATTCGGAATAAATACGCCTCAAAAACAAAACGAGAATGAATCCCCTAAAAACGAAGTACAAAATAAAGTGGCCGCCGTCCATAATAAAGCTTATTGGGAAAATCTAAAAAAAGAAGCACAAGGAGCTATCGATGCGATGGATATATCGCTCAAAGGTACCGCAGAATGGAAAAAACTTGAAGCTCAAATTGTTGAATACGATGCTAAAATAAAGCAATTCAATACATCTGATAAAACTGTAAAATCCGTTTCTGATGCTCAAAAAAAACTTGCAGAGCTGATCCTCGCAAACGACCGCGCCCTTGAGCAGTCGCGCCTCGATATTATGAAGGATGGCTTAAATAAGGAACTTGCAGAAATAGATTTTCAGACTGAACAGCGAAAACAGGCTATATCTAAAGCTCGTGAAGAAGAAAAAGAGGCTTCTGGAGGAAAACTAACGAACGAAAGGGAGCAAGTTTTCACAACTCAGATGGCTAATTTAGAAGCGAAGGCTAACGATGAGCGCATTGCTGCCAGAAAGAAATATGCTAAAGAGTACAACAAAATATCGAAACAGATTACGGATAGCGCCTTATCGGAAGAAGAGCGTAAATACCAGGGTATTAAAGATAAATACGCAGAGTTTCGTAAGTGGGTCGAAACCGCTAAGGCGGGAGGCAACATTACATCTGACCAGGCAGAGGGGCTTGAAATAAAGATAAATCAGGCGGAGACAACAGAAGCTTTAAAAGCCGTCGTAGATGAATATGGTACTGCGGAAGATAAAATAACAGAAATACACGAGAAAGCGGAAAAGGCGCGACAGGTAGCTACGGAAAGCGGACGTTCTGATCTTATTACCAAGATAACACAATGGGAAAAAGACCAGATATCCGCCATCGAAGCGTCCGTTATTGAACAAAGCGACCTATGGAAGCAGTTATTGGGCGATCTCGACAGAATGACGACAGACCAATTGCAAGAAGCGATCAACCAGGCCCGGCAATTAATTGCTAATTCGACAAATCTTAGCATTCAGGATACACAGGCTTTACTGGGGTCTATTGAGAATGCCTATAAGAAATTAACGACGCGAAATCCGTTCAAAGCTTTAAAAGATGCTTACGACCGGTATCGCAAAGCTGTGAAGTCAGGAAACAAAGATGATATTGCATCAGCGTGGGCCGACGTTCAAACGGCTACCCAGCGCGTAAAAAAAACCTTTTCAGAAATGATAAAAATTGTTTCTGATCTGGGGGGAGCACTTGACTCTGATGTCGTAGATGGATTTAATAAAATAGACTCTATTGTTGGTAATGCAATGAATGCCTTCGAGGGATTTGGCAAAAAAGGGAAAAAATCTACTGAAGATATTATTAAAGGGCTTTCAGGGGTTACAGGTATTATTACCACGATTATCGGATTATTTGATGATAGCGCACGACAGGCGGAAATCCAGGCAGAGAAAAATCGGCAACTTGAGGGGACGTGGGATTCTATCAACTATCAGGTTGAAAGATACATCGACTTATTGGAAACAGCCGGAGGATCGGAATATTTCGAAAATGCGGAGAAAGCTTTAAGCTCTATACAAAAAGGCATTGACCTGACGATCAAGTCACTGACTGATTTTCCCACAGGGGAGGTAGATAAAATCACTGGCATACTCAAGGTTATTTCTTTTGCAGGCGGGAGAGATATAAATACATCCTTGTTAGGAGTCAGCAAAGAGGATTACGAGACATTGAAGCAGGTATATGAGGTACTTCAATCAGGTGATAAAGATGCTATTATCGCGTTAAAAGATAATGAGGACCTTTTTAAATTATTACCTAAATGGATGCAGGATCTGATTAATAAATTGATCGATTATGACGATCAGCTAAAGAAAACACAGGAAGACATCAATAAAGACCTTTTTCAGACCACGACTTCCGATATGGAGGACGCTATTATTTCCTGGCTTAAAAACGTAAAAGACGGATCGGATGAAGCAAGCGAATATCTCGAAGACGCAATGCGGGACGCTCTTTTGGAATCATTCAAAATAGAACAGTTACGGCCTCGGTTGCAAGAATTTTATAAAAAATACGCTCAGTATGCGGATACGGATCAGGATAACAAACTTGACCTTACTGCTGACGAAATAAGCAAGTTAAGAGAGGAATGGAAGGATATCATCGATTGGAGCAAGGAGCAAACGGAAGGTATTCGCGATGTTATCGGGGAGTCTTCGAGTCTATCCGCCCAGACCGCATCAACAAGAGGATATCAGGTCATGTCCCAGGACGAGGGAGAAGAAATGAATGGCAGATTATCGGACGTTCAGGCTAAAACCGGCAATATCCTTGCGGCGGTCGAATTTGTGAAAAGTCTGAGCGCAGAACAGCTAAACAGAACCACCGACATCAGGGATATTATGATTCAGCTTAACGGCAATGTCGCAGACATCAGGTCTTATACAAGGGTGTTGCCGACTATGAACGAAACACTAACGTCCATGAACAGAAAACTCGACAATTTGTAA